TCAAATCCTTAACCAAAAATTAACCAGCCCTGACCAGTTCCTACAGTCACAGCAACACTTGTATTGATCGTGACAGGCCCAACACTTGAGCCGTTATAAGCCGACGTTACCGTGTAGTTGCTGGAAATGGTCTGTTGATTCTCAGCAATAACGCCCGTGCCACCACCGCCACCAAGTACACGGATTTGAATCGCCACACCACTTGCTGGCGCAGTCGTAAAGACAACGTTCGAACCAGAGATCGTGTAGTCAGTCGTCGGTACTTGCGTGACGCCATTCTCAATAACGAGAACATTGTTAACCGTCATGCCAGACGCACCGGCAAAACTTGTCGTTGATCCGTCACCTGTGTAGGTGTAAGTGGCGTAACCCGTACCGCCACTTGACGTTGAGTTAATCGTTGTTGTGCCGTTCCCCGCCGTAAGAGAAATTCCCGTACCTGCCGTCAACCCATAAGCTGACTGCCCCGCAGGATAAGTCACAAAGACATCTTTAGTCCCGGCACTGAAGTTAACTTTGGTTGTGCCACCAGCACTGGAGGAATACACCGTGTCACGGGAAAGTGTAGTACCTGAAGACGTATATGTCCCGATACCCACTTCCCATTCAGACGATGATTGCCCAGCAATACAATAAAACGTCGTATTGCCGTTACCTACAGCAGAAAACGACTGATACCCCGACGCTGCACCAGCAAGCGTTACTGTCCCGGTGCCTGTTGTGGTTGTCGTCTCTTTAACCCGATCTGCAACAACAAAGGCCATTGCGACCTCCTAAATTAGGTTGTCGCTAAGCGAAGCAGTGCGGTACTTGTCGTATTAGCAGGCATCGTTAACGTAAAAGTTCCAGCCGTTACCGTCTGTGAACCAAAGGTATGCACACTCACTGCTTTGTTTGACTGTGAACTGTTGTAAATCAAAACACAATCAAAGGCCGTAGAAAGCGTAACAGTCGTGTACGTAATAGATGCTGACGGTGTCCAGTACGCTACCCCTGCCGTAGCTGAAGAGTTTGTAGCTGTTGGCGCTGTAGCGTTTGTTACCGTCACGCCACCTGCCGTGTAGCCCGTACCCGATACTTCATTGGTGGAGCTATAAACTGTGGTGCTTGCGTTAACCGTTGCCGTCGTTAGATACAGAGCTGCTTTAAACGTATCTGCTGTTGATGCGCCACGGGTTGGTGCGGTGCCAAAGTTATGAGTTGCCGTAAAAAGCTCACCCATAAACGAAGTGCACATGGATTGCGTATTAGCCATCTTAAACCCCTATTCAAAAGTTGCCGCTTCAGCAAATAAAGGCGGCGATTGCTTTAAACGAACATGAACCGAACGGTGAACTACTTCATCATCTAGCCAATATTCGACCCATGTCGTGTACTCGTTGTCATTATCTACGTGCCCTTCTTTTCTTTGTAGAAGCGCATCGTCTACAAGACCTTTAGTTGTATTAATAAGTGCCATCAAGCAATCCTTAAAACAGATTCTGTTGCCCCCATCGGAGGGAAAGTAATAACTAAATCCTGTGCTGTTTTAGTAATCGTGCTTCCAAAGTTCAAAACACACACTGCGCGATTACCGTTTGTTGAATTGTAGATTAAAGCCCCCGCGCACGTAAGAGTGACGCTTGAGAAAGTAGCGTTCTGAAAAGACCAGTAGGCAGTGGTTCCGCTTGTCGTTGGTGTGATGTTTGTGAGTGCAATGCCGCCAGCGGTGTAATTGGTTCCACTCGCCTCACCTGCTGTTGTATAAACGGTGGTGTCTGCATTGAGGGTGGCAGAGGAGAGGTACAAAGCGATTTTGAAAACATTGCCCGTCCCTGTCGTGAAGTTGTGTAACCCCTGAGCAAGTTCTGCTTTATAGCTTGTGCACGCTGTTTGGATGATCGCCATATCACTTCACCGGATACCGAACCTGACCAGAACGATAAGCATCCTGTCGGTCTTTAGCATCACCAAGCTGTTTAAGCAGGGCCATTGCCTCGTTATACATTTTATCCACAGCGGCAACCATATCCGGCTCACCTTTTAAGAAGATGTAGGCTTCACGGATCGACCCATAGAGTAGTGCGGAATCAAAGTTTTCGCTTAACCACGTATTATTAGCCGTAACGATGGACTCAGGATAATAGTAGTAATGCAGCTCAACAACGTAGCCAAGATCTGGGGTTGGACCCAAAATAAACGACAACTCATTAGTTATCGTTCCGCTAGAAACAGTGGGGCCAAAAATAGCGTAATGTCGTGGCTTACCCGTTGAGGAAGGGTTGGGATACGCCTCACGAATAAAGTTCACATCTTTATTAAGGAGGTACAAATATTCATTTGTCGTGGGGTCAACAACCGCCATACTATAAGGCGAGAGAAAATCGTTGGGGCACGATAAATATTTATTGTTAGCTACAGTAGCGCCTGTTACGTTTTTACGAAGATTGGGCAACTGCACCGAGTTATAGATGCGCTGCTCCGCCTGAGCAATAATGGTATTAATGTCAGTCGTGGAGAAAACGTTCTCCACATAATCTTGTACTGCTGTAACGAGCGAACTGTAATTCACGCCATCGGTCCCCTGCTCATGACACCTTTAGTCGCAGCGCCTGCACCGCGCATCTTGATGCCAGAGGTTTTTACACCTTTGTTTGAACCAATCGATACGCCATCCAGTGGTTGCCAATCACGCTGAATAACGTCTTCATTCATGCGCTTACCAGCTTCTTTGGGGGCTACTTTTTTACCTGTCATGGTATGTGGCTCCGCATAGGTTGAGGCGGGACCGACTTCTTTCCCACCTTTTTTCATACTGTACTTAGCCATTACCGTGATCCTTGGTTACGGGCGCGAGCCATATTCCGACCCATTTTCCGCATATCCATACCTGTAGGACCGCCCTTCTTAAGCTTAGTCAGTGGGGCACCTTTATGTTTGGCTTTCTCATGCTTGTGCACTGCACCAGCAATCATCTTTTTGTCTTGCGCTAGATCTTTCTTATCCATCATGGACTCCTAAGAAACTGTGACACTACCAACAACTGCGAAACTTACCAAGTGATTTGGCGTCAACGCAGCATCAAAACTTCTCGCCATTCCCACAGGATTAAAGCCCCACTCAATAACACGAGACCCACCATCACCTCCGGGAGCCGGAACATAATAAGATGGAGCATCAGGTCTTGGATTACGAATAGCTTGCGGGTCATAGACCGGATACATCCCAAGCTGCAACTGCGGTTGATCGGGTTCCCAACATTCTGGGCACACCAAGATATTAACGTTTTTGGTCTTAATGACCAAGGTTTTTAGCTGTTTTAGCTTGAAGCGAAAGTTACACCTATCACACTGCGCTATCGCCCATTTACCAGAGGCAAACTGATTAGGCATCAGAAGCTCCCAGTGTTCCCCAAATACATCCGTCGAGGAACAAAACGAACCGCAGCTTTCTCACGATCTTCGCCTGTGGCATAAGTCATCTGCTGCTCATACTCAGCGCGAAGGAATTGCAACCGCTCCTGACCTTCGGGAATCTTTTGGGCGATGTAATATGCCAACCCTGCCATTAAACAAGGATAAAAACGAAACGTCATATCAGGCGTTTGAATACCAGCTCCAGCATCCTGAATACGACGCATACGCCAATACACTACTTGATAGTACGGCGAGGCTTCAGTGCCTTGGTCAGGGACAGGCCAAACAGTGAAACTGGGGTTTGCTGTCGCACCGGGGCTGTATGCGCTTGTTGCTGGGTAGGTTTGTCCAGAGTTGCGCTGGATGTAAATCTGTATCGGTCTTGCTTGAGCCAACTTGTTGGGGATTGTGGCGTAGGTGGAGACACTAATCCTTGTAAGTGTAAGGTCAGCTTGCGTTGAGGCATTACCTGCACCCGTCCTTATAACGTGTTCAAGCAAGTCAATGGTGTCGTTCGGAAGAGTGTACGTCGCAGTGCCCTGTACAAGATTCTTCGTGCCCTGCTCAATCGTCCACATATTGATGCCACGATTCGCCCACTCTATCGTTAGCAAATTCATCGACCTACGCGCAGTACGCAAGTCATAACCAGAGCGCATCTCACGCCCAGCACGTTCGTACGCCTCTTCAGCGATCTCCGTGAACTCTGGGGTAAAACCTGTTGAACCGCTAGTGGTCACTTAAACCATCCTTCCTCGCGTCTTACCGCGCTGTGCTATTCCGTCGCCACGCTTAGAAGCAGAGCTGCGTTTAACTTTTCCGCCTTTTTTGTAATTTTCTGTATCGCCTGATGGATATTCATCAGGAAATGAATCTTCGTCTAAAGGTTGCTCTGTTTCTTTTTTACCAACACCAACTTTTTCTTTAACGGTATCGGTAATTTTATCTCGTATAAAACCTTTTGGATTGGATAAGGCGCGAATACCTGTCTGCATATCTTGGGGTACGCCTAATTTGTTCATAGCCTGATCAGCTATATACCCTTTTAAAAGCCCTGCGGCTACGGCTGGTAAAGGCATCATTACCCCCTATCTAAATCTTGCAGTCTTTGCGGCAATTTTTGCCGGTTGTTTAACGAACTGCTTACCCGCACTCTTTCCAGCTCGCT